TTTAATTTCAAATATAGAAGGATCTAAACTAGGATAAACTACTTGATTTTGAAGAGCTCCTTCAATGTCATATGAATATTCTGAATATCCTTCAGATATTCCTCTTTTATTACTTACTTTAATTTCTTTAACTGTTTGGACCCCTTCTATTTTATCTAATCTAACAAATAAATCCTTTAGTAAAATGGGTTGATTAATTTGCCATCTATTTATACCAAAATATTCTTGTAAAGATGCTATACAGGATAATATTACTTCACTATTTATAAAGTTAGGTAAAACTACTATTTCAAAATCTATACCAATATTAATAATATAAGCATCTTTAATTTCAATACTATCACCTATCATTTTAAATTGGGATAAATATGTTCTTAAATTTTTCTTTAAAGCATTATTAGCATTATTAAGATTTCCTTGATTACTTTTAGATAGAACATACATACATAAAGTTTCGATTGTAGAAGTTTGATTATCTAATGTTGGTTTTTCTATGTATACTTTTGAAATTGTTCCAAAATCTGAAGGCATACTTAAAGCTCTAACCATATAATCATCTAATGTAACTGTTCTTTGTTGAGCAGCTATTTGCATTAAAGTATTTTGTCTTAATACCTCATTACTATCACCTGCAGCCCCACCTGTTGCTGCTTCTGGATTTGAAGAAGCTATAGTTCCAAAAATATAATTAGCTGTTGTAGAATCCAAATTAACTTTATTAAAAAAAGTATTTGAAGTATTTATATTAGTTAAAGATTCAGAATTTACATTAGAATTAACTCCTCCCCCTATTAAATATCTTACGGTTAAAGTAGTATCAGAAGGTGCTATACCATAAGTGTTTGTAAATAAAAAGTTTGTAGGTGAAAATGCTGTTGTAAGTTTATCTTGTTCAAATGGTAAACCTATACCTACGTTATTTGGGTTTGGTGTTATTAATTCATCTGTATCATTTGGGTTACCTGCTCCAAATTGAATTTGTAAGTTTGTAGCTGATGTAAATCTTGTAGCAAAACGTCTTTGTACTTTTTTTAGCTGGAGTAAATAAGGTACTTCACCTGCATCTGCTACATTATTAGGATCATTTGAATTAGTATTTTTTATACTATCAAATACCATTTCTTGACCTAAATAATCTACTTCATTCCATTTATTACCATCTGAATCTGTAATATCTAATATTTTTATTATACTATTTCCTGTAATGTTAATAGTAGAAAATTGTTCTGGGGAACCAAAAGAAAAAGTTTGGGAACTTATAGTAGCAGAAATAGCTTTTCTTTTTTTCTTTAATAAAAAATATGAAGGATTAGAACCCACATATTGGAAAATAGATGTTTCAGTTGGGTCCATTGAACTTGAAAATGAAAAATCACATTTATCCTGTAGTATAAAATTAGTACTATTATCAACTGATGATAAAATTGATGTATTTTCTCCTATAATAACACTATAATCCCAATCAGGAGTACCATCTAATTTTGCTGGGACTTGTTGGAATAATTCTATTTCTGTTTGAGCTGCAGTAGTTGCCTTAGGTTTATACCCAAACATATAAGCTAATTCATATAAGTTATTAGTCTGCCTAGCTAAAGTAGTAAATGTTTCTTGTAATTGATTATCTAAATAAAAAGACATTATATCACCTACATAAGCTGCTTGTTCCATAAACATTATTCCAGGTGATGTAGGAGAAAAGTCATTATAAGTATTAGGAAAATATGTTTTAGAATATTCTATTAATTTAGCCCTAATTTCAGAAAAATCTCTGTTTAAATATTTTATGTCTCGGTTTATTGGTGTTGCCATTATGTAAAGTCTAGTTCTACTGTATCATTAATATTAGTTTTTTTAATACTGTATGTTAATGATACTGTTATAGTATGATTATCTTCTTGTTTTAAAACTTCTAATTTATCTACTTTAATATTTGGAAAAAAAGTATTTAAACTAGATTCTACTTCTTGAGTTAAAAAATCTACATTATTAGTAGATATTTGTTGAAAAATAAAGGCTCTTAAACCTCCACCGAATCTTGGGTTTAAAGGTCTTTCTCCCTGATTAGTTAAAAAATAATTAATTAAGTTATTTTTAGTAGCTTCTTTAGTAGTATAATTTGAAAAAAATACTCCAGGAGCTGAAAAGGGTAAATTTACCCCTACAGCAGCACTTTTATTAAAGTCTATTGGAAATATTTTTTGTGCCTGAAATGCCATTATTTAGTCATTAATCCCATTATTTGGTTCATATTAACTTCTCCACTAGGTAAAGCTCCATTTGCTGATGTAGTATCTATATTGCCCGTAGGGTTAAATGGTTTATTGCCAAATCCTTGGGCATGTGTACTATTCATATTTAATCCAGTTTCACCTATAATATCTAAATAAGATTGTCTTTGTTCTTTTAAAGATTTTTTAGGTGTTTGTGTAACAGGTGCCTGTGTGGTTGATGTAATACTTTCTTGTATTGGTTGTGTAACTACAGCTTTAGGTGCTTTAACTGCTTCTAGTAAAACTTCCTTTAGCTCTTCTTGTATAGCCTCTCTAACGGCTTCTTTTATTATTTTTTTAAGTGCTTCGGTTTTCATGTTTGTGTTTGTTATAAATATTAAATTAATCTGCTTTTAAATCATTTGACTCAATATAATACACTAATTCATCTATTAATATTTGGTCATTTGAAGAAAATGAAGCTTCTCCTCTAAGCATAATTATTCCTGCTTTATTTTTAGCTATTGCCTGTCTTCGTTTTAAACCATTAACTGATGAAGAATCAATAGAAATTACACTCATTTCAAATCCATTTACATTAGTAACTACAGGTGATAATTGTTGTGATTGTTCTTGTGTTATTTGTCTTAATTCATTACTTAATTCTTCTTGAGGAATTATATCTCCATTAGTATCAGGGATTTCTTCAGCACATTTTCCTATTAAATCATCTAATAAAGATAAATATTGTAATACTCTTGATAATAATTGGATTATAATAGTTAGTACTATAAGAGTTGTTGAAGAAATTAATTTATATTTTTTTATTTCTCTTCTAATTTTTTCAACTAATGTAGCTGTTGCTGTTGGTAGAGGAGTAACTGGTGTAATAGGAATAAAAGTTACAACCTGAGCTATATTAATAGCTATTTCAGCTGCTGTAAGAGTTTTATCTACTAGATTTACCCCTACTTTTATTTTTTTTAAAAATTTATAAATATTATTTACAGCTTTAGTAAATTTATTTCTTCTTTTTATAAGTCTATTTAATTCTTCTATATTAGGAGGACAGGTAGCTCCTAAATCTTTAAGAGCTAAACCTGCAGCAAGTAAAGCTAAAGCTTTTGGGATATCACATATATTAAAACCTTTTGCTATTAAAGATGCTATTTGGGGGATTAATGTTGATTTAATTCTAGTAATTAATTTATTCATGGCTTGTTGTATAGCCATTTCAAAATTTACTTTTGGTAAGGTTAAAGATTTTAACTGAATGTCTGGGAATACAAATTCTGGTCTAGTTAGAGAAGGAAAACTAGGGTCAAAAGGTTCTAACTCTATAACCCCTAAAGAAGGTCTAGGTAAACCATTTAAACCAATTAAAGGGGTTTCTTTTTTACACCAACCTTTTTTACCACATTTTAAAGTTGGAACTTTATTAGGTTTTGGAGATTTATTTTTTGTTTTATCTTTAGGTAGTTTATTTTTTTCCTTTATATCTTTTGATTTTTTAATTCTTTCTTTTTTTTCTTTTTCTCTTTTTAATTTTATTTTTTTACCTCCAGGAGTTTCTTCTTCTTCTTTTTCTTTTATTTTTCTTTGTTTTTTTACTTTATCTTTTTCGTCATCATAATATTTTAACCTAGATCTTTTATTACGTGGTAGTGAAGGCCAACTAAATCCCCATCCTAATTTTCTTTTTTTCTTTAGTTTTTTTCTTTTATTTTTCTTTGTTTTTCTTTTAATTTTATTTGGTTTTTTTCTTTTAATTTTACCATTATCATCTTCATCATCTTCATCATCTTCATCATCCCCATAAATTGGAAGCGGACCCTTAGTTCTTTCTAAGTCATTAGCTTTATTAAAAGACTCAATTGGAGTGGGAGTTGGACTACTATCTATTAGTTTAGCATCAATTATTTCTGCCCTAGACATATCTATAACATCAGCTTCTACTATTTCTTTTTCGGGTATTGTTTGTAGTTCTGGAGTAGAACCATATCCTGAAATAGGTGTTGGTGGTAAAGATGGAGCTAATGGTAATCCTGTAGCTGTTACTTCAAATTCAGGTAATAAATTTTCAAAAATTTCATCATCTTCTTTATCTAATATGTTAGAAGGAGGAATACCTTCTTGGGATTTGACAGGTAAATATGTTCCAGTTATAGTGTATTCCCCATTTTTATCTGAATAAGCTTTAGATCCATTATCATCTTCTATTAAAACTCCCTCAATAGGGGAACCACATGCAGATGATGCAACTATTCCAGATACAGTATATGGAAGTTTATTACATAATCTCATATCCCCAGATAAATTAATTTCTTGTAAAAAAGGATTTAAATCATCATCCAAAAACTTTTTAGCTAAATAATCATTATCACTGCTATCTAATAATTCTGCTCCAAAAATATAACCAGAAACATACCCTTCTGGGAAATCTTTTAGATTAGCAACTCCTTCAGTAAAATCTTCATTAGGATATTTAAAAATTTGAAGTATTCCTATAATACCATCTGCATCAGAACATAATGTATATTCTGCTAATAACTTAGGTTCAATTTCTTCTGTTTCTGTTGGAGGGCAAACATAACTTGGAATTGTTAAAATATCCCCCGCAAGAATAAAATCACCACCTACTAATAATTCATTTAAAGAATTTAATCCTGATCTAGGAAGTAAAAAATCTGCATTAGCTTCTATAATAGTTTCAATTCTTTCTTCTAAGGATAAACATTCAATAGGATATTTTCGAGCAATTTTTGCTATCCAATCTCCTTCAACTACTGTATATTTTAAAGGATAAAGATAATCTATTTGGTCCTGAGTTTCCATTAAATCGTCTTACTTGTTTTAGATAAAATATTATCTAAATTGTCTTTAATATTTTTTAAAGCTTCTTTACAATTACTAGCAACTACGGAAGTAGCACCATCAGGTACTGGTAGTCCTCCTGGGTATAGTTGGCTATATGAAATAGTATCTACTAATTGCATTAATACTGAAAGCATAAAATCTAAATCATTTTTTAATGTATCTCCTAAAATTAAAGATTCACAAGCTCCTTGACCTCCTAATTTAATTTTACTATTAGTATTTATAACAACATCATTAGGAGTGTCTAAATAAATTCCTTTTTTAGAATTTAAATTTATGGTTTTATTTGAACTTAGCATTATATGATCATTAGTAGAATTAAAAATTAATCTACCAGAATTAATAATTACTTGATTACCATTAAATTCCTCTGGATTTGCTGGGGTGTTTTCATTATTTACCCCATATGAAAAATAATCTTTACTAGAAACAGTTATAGGTATTTGTTGGGTTGAAGTTAAATAAATTGAAGATTGATCATTATTTATGTTTTCTGCAATAGGTAAAAATCCACTAGTTATTCCCTTAGGTTGTCCGTTCCTTATAATGATAAGAGGGTCTCCATTATCACCTTTTTTAGACCAGTTATTATAAGAAGTATTATTATAAGTTTTAGAAGTACTACTTAATCTAATACTATTACCCCACCTACCTTCATTAATAACATCTCCAACAAAAGGAATTAAAGGAGCTATATTTTCTTTTTCTAAAAAAGTTTGTTGGCTTTCATTTATAGGACTATTAAGTCTTGTTTCAATAGCTTCATCTCCCTCAGATAAAGGTTGCAAAGGATTTGGATAAGCATTATGGTGAGGACTATTCCACACATTAATCATGTTTATATAATAATATGTTTTTTGAGAAGGTAATATTCCTATTTTAGTATCAGGGAGTTTAAACAATAAAACTAATTCATTAACTAAAGGATATGTTGAAAATTGAGGGTAAAAGGGTTTGGCTTGAAATTTTTTATTTCCTATTTTATTATTTATTTCATAAAAAATAGTACCTATCCCATTAAACCCACCTACATCATCAAATTTGGGATGCTCAGAATTTAAAACAATATCAGTAACTCTACCTATTACATATTCAGAATTTCCAGTAGAAGTATTTGCTGTTAAAGCAGATTGTCTTTTTTTCTTCCTTGAATTTGCTGCTATTCCCCTTTCTAAACCCATTAATCTTCTTTTTTAGGTGGTAGTTGTAGATTTTGTATTTCGTTTAATAATTGTTCTTTTTCTGCTTCACTTATACCAAACCCATTATCTTCATTCCCTTCGTTTGCAAATATACGTTGAAAAATAGTAGCTACTTTTATAAGTGCTTCATCATTTTTAATGCCTAATTCCATGTATTCTTTAATAAGTGGTACTATCATTGTAGCATCACCTATATCGCTGATTAGTGGTTTTAATTCATTGATTAATGCACTAATTTGTGTTTCTTTTTTCTTTTGATTGTCGTAGATTTCTTTAAGTAAATCTGAGTATGACTTTTTACCGAATATATTTTTATCTAAGTGACTCATAATTATACGTTTTATTCATGTATAAATATGATTAGTTAAGGTCTTTCGAAATCTATATATCCAGTTTCTAAATAAAAAACATAACTACCTTTAAATAACTTATATAATTTAGTAGCTATTTTAGTTATTTTAGGAGTTTTAACTTCTAAACCATGTGTAGCCATTATTTCTCTTATATAAATGTATAATGCTTTTTTATTAAATATTTCTAAATTTTCTCTTTTACGAAATAATTCTAGTATAGCATCTGCTACTTTAGCATCATTACCTTTAGGAAAAAATTTATCAAATCTATCTTCAACATATTTTACATATGCATCTATAAAAATACCCAGTTTTTCTTTTTCTTTTTCTTCACCCATATTATAAGAATAGTTATCATCCTTATATAATTCATCTACAGGTGCTTTTTGAACTCGTTTTTTATAATTTTTTGTATTGTATACTATTAACCAATTTTTTGTTATAGTACCAAAATATGAATAGGCTTTTGCTCCATTATCTGGGTTAAATAAATGGAGTTTAGAGAGTAAAAAAGTTATTACTTCATGTTGTAGATGTTCTATTTGATCTACTTCGGTGTAATAAAATTTAAAAGTATGAATTATATTTTCTGTTAATTTAAAAAAAGCATAATGTATTTCATCTCTATATATTTTGCTTCTAATTTTTGGATCCGGTTCATTATTATATTTAACAATAGCGTACTCAGTATCTTTAGTAAAGTAGTTTTTACTCTTAGGTCTTCTTTTTCTAGCCACGGTAATCATTTTATTTCTTTTAACTTGAAATCATTCAAGATATCCTGAATCTTTTGGATGGAATTAAAAAATTGTCCAACCTCATCATCAGATTTAAATGTACCGGCTCGATCTATTTCTTTAAGTTTTTTATCAGATGCCTCTATTGTTTTAGATAGTCCATCTAAATAAGTAAGATACTCTGCTAATATGTCTTCTTGTTTTTCGTTTTTACGCATTAAATTAAAAGTGGTAAATCCTAAGATTACCACTAATACTGATAGTGAAGATATTACTATTGTTACTATCATAAACTATTTAACATGTTTTTTAAACCTTCACTTTTCATTGAACCAAGTGCTTTGGTTTTTACATCCAATTTTTTAGCCTTAGGTTTGTCTAAAACTTCTTCATTGAATTTAGAAAGCCATACTTGTTCGAATTCGATTCTTGCTGCCATTAAGTCTGCCTGATGAATTATAAATACCAT